AGCTAACGCTCTACGGATGTCCTTTCCACCGCTTACCTGCCTGCTAAGGCGGGGCGGTTGGAGGGACTCCCTGGAATCAGATCGCTCTGTCCCCTACCGAGAGGTAGCGGAGGCAGTACAGCGACAACTGGACGGCGAGGCCGGTTGGAAACCCTTGCGGGTTGACCAGCACGCGCCCATGCTTTTTGGTCCACTTGATAGAGGGTTCCTTCGGCATATCTTCTCGGGTCACCCCGAGATCAACTCTTCCCGCTTGCGCGGGGAGGGTTGGATGTATGCGAAGGATCTGCCTCCGGTAGCCCGGAGGTCCCTCTTGTCGAGGTTATTCTGGATACACCGGTTGAAGCCACCTGTACAACGCGAGTTGTACAGGTTAGCTTCCACCGATGCCGGATGGGTCGAGTTGAGGAAGATCTTTATCTCTTGCGAGATGAGAACTAACTCAGTGATCCTCGCGGATCCGACCGCACCGACAGAATTCTTCGACCAAGTGAATGCTTCCTTGATTTCGAACAGCCTCAACCAAAAGAACTTTCACAAGTTCTTAAAGGCCGTTGTGAAGAAGTGCCGCAAGGCAATCCTCACAGGGGCCGAGGTTGAGATCCCGCGCTCCTGCTCATGGCTCTCACGAGTCATAAACAGGGTTAAAGGTAACGTGGAGGAAAGGGTCCAACAACTAACGTTGTTGCAGACCCGAGCATCCGGTTACCCCAGCGACGAGATCAGGAAAGAGTCTCTAGAGAAATGGATCGACACCGTCACCGGTGAGGTCGATCCAGATCCAGAGGCTCTTTCCCGGCTGTCCGAGCTGGAAGCATACCTGAAGGAGGTTTTGGCGGTCAACGCCTTTACGGTCAGGAACACTCACGTGTCCCTGGGCGCATCGGCATGCCTGGAGAATCCTAGGGCCAGGGGAGGTAAAACATCTCTTGCGAGAGAATTACTTTCCAAACCCCAGGACGTCTACAGGATTGACCTGGCCACGGGGGAATATACCGACGAACTCATCCTCGCGGATGAGGAACCGGGAGAGTACCTGTTCCACCTCTCACTCTCGCGAGTGAAAGAGGCGCGCGAACAGACCCTCTCGGTCAGAGTCGGAACCATCGATGAAGTGGGGGAAAAGTCTAGGATTATCACTATTCCTAGCTTCCACCACTCCACGGTGTTATCCCCTTGGGCCCACCTAACCTACCAAGCCCTCAAGACCTGTCGTGAGACAAGTAGTGGGGTCTCAGGTACCAATCATGCATGGGAGCTCTCGCTCTCGCTGTCCGCCTCAGATCCGGATCTTGAATGGCTCTTCGCACCGCGAGGTGAGATAAAGGCATTCAACTCAGACTTAAGTGAGGCAACTGATCGAGCATATCACGACGCGATAAGATGTGTGGTGGACTGCATGCAGGCAGTAATGCCGGTGCAGCCCTGGTACCACTCCGTGGTCAGGGACCTCCTCTCGAGTTCCCGTCCTTTCTCCGTGAGGATGGAGAACGAGATACTCAGAGGAGTCTCTGCCAGGGGTTGCTTCATGGGTGACCATGGAAGCAAAACAGTCTTAACGCTATCGGGAATGTATGCCCTCGCGGGCATGCGATTCCCCCGCCTTAGTCGTATTGTCGGCGACGACCATACAACAGTTTCCGCTAACGCGGAAGAGGCGGGAAAGATATATCGATCTCGGATCGAGAGCCTTGGGTACATGTTGAGTGAGGACGATTCTTTCGAATCCCGGACCATCTTCTTCGCAGAAGAGGCCTCGGAAATCCCCACCTCAGCATCCCACACAACGGAGGTTTGGATGTCCCGCAAGGGACGATCCAGGTTACCGTTTGTGGATGTGCCCAAAGTTAAGATCCTCTCAGATGCGGGGAAAACGGCCGGACTCTTTTCGGAAACTGCCATCGGGAAGATAACTCTTCTCGGGCAGCGAATGGAGGCAACGGGAAAGACGTTCCGTGAGGGACTCTTTCACCTTGCCTCCTGGATCCAGGATATTTGCATATCACTGGTGTTCCGGAAGGAATTCGTCTATTTTCCTCGCTTCCTGGTGCAAACCGGGAAACCGATTCTCTTTGGCCATCCTGAGAATGCTCACGCATTTTTCAAGATGCAAAGAAGGGGCCGGATGAAGTCGCACTATGCCGACATCATGGAGCAGGCCTTGCGGCCCTCCACGGTGCGGGATAGTGGAAAGTACATCATCCAGTCCTTCTTTACCCATGGGGCAAACGACGATCAAATTCGGATAGTGGAACGCGAGTTCCCTCTACACGAGTTTGAGGATGACCGCCTCCTCACGGAGGAGTCAATGAAGGGTTTTGAACCCTTCCTCGTAAGCCGCCTGAGGTCCAAAGTGATCTCGGAATCTGAGATAGTTGCCAAACTAGCTGAGCGTAGCCAACTGCTATCCGACCCACCAGCCACAAAGAGGCTAACTGTCGCCAACCTCGCGAGAGGGGGGCGAGAGCTAACCGATGATCTCCTCACGGAGTTCACCGGTTTGTGGGAATCGAATAGCAAGTTGCTACGAATCCGGAAGGGAGAGAAGTATTACGACCGAAAGGCCGTAGAGGAGAAGCTGGGCTGCACCCACCCCTTGCGGGTAAGTGGGATTCTGCAACCTTTGCCTCTCCTCGAGGGAGCGGAGATCAGGCGTACAGAACGCGACCGTGAGGTCGAGAAGCTGTATACCTGGGTGAAGTCCAATCCGCAAAGACTGGACGACATACCCCGCGCCCTCATACGTGACGATCTGGTGCTCCTGTCGGACGCCTATCTAACCGTCCCCCGTCTCCTCATCGTAACCGATGACATAAAGCTTCTGCGCGCGAGCGCAATTCTTAGAAGCTTTAATTGGAGACAGTCTAGGGAAACCTTTCACATTTCTGTGAACGATTGGGTCCTTTCGGACCTGACCGCGGGAGACTCTTTCGAGCCTTCAGAGGTTTTCATAGACGAGGGGGCACTAGACGGGTATCTGGACAATCTGGATAAGGAAGGGCGTGAGCCCCCTGATCCGGATGGAGGGTCCATCGTTGGTCGTTTCCGACCGATCAGACCTACCGGAAAACTCACTCTTCCAACTGAGGTTATGGAACTTCGCCACTTGCGTGGCGAACTCCCATCCGTCGCTGAAGAGATCTGATTCCACGGAGTTTACTCCACCGTCCTGCCCAGAAAAACCATGTCTTGGTTTTTCGGCGCTCTTAGGAGCACC